CGAATTTCTTTTTTCAGATTGGATGGAAACTTTCTAATTATCTCAATGGATTCTTTATCAACGACTACATGAACAGCGGGCTTACCTTCAACCCTGTATACGGTTCTATTAGCCATTACTTCGCACCTTTAACACGATACTTGTTCAGTATTGTGATCGATTCTGGTAGAAAAGTATCAAGCACGTATCTTGAAAAAGTATTATTGTTTTGTATAGAACGGCTTTCCATACCTTTGTCGTTTCTTGTTCGGAAAAGGCGTGCAACTTCTTTTACACAGATCAACTTCAAATCTTCTGGAATGGTAGCGAAACCAGCAACATACACCAACTTCACATTACGTCTGTAATCACCAAACGTGTTGTAAGAAGTTAGTAGTATGGTGTTGTTATCAGCGACGAAGTAGATAGAAGGATTAAGTTTTGTATCTTCATCAAATATTCTACTACCATCATCGTAGATTCCAGAAACTGAAGTGATTGGATAGCGGTCAGGATACAAAGTATCTGAACCAGCACCATCAAAGTATTCAGTATAAACAGTTTCAGTGAAATGTAGCAGTCCGCAGTATGTTTCCATAGTTGCGGTAATCTGGTTGATTAGACCAATCAACAGATCAGCGTCATCCACTTCCCCGTCTTCTGTCTTGATGTCCATGTAAAGTTTCAGATCTTCCAGATTGCACAAGGCGGTCGGATTTTCTACCATCTTTATTCTCCAAACAATCCTTACACTCACAACTTGGATTGTGTTTAGTATGATACTCACGTATCATTTTATCGTTATATTTCTTCAACATAGCGTTATCCAGGGGCGGATTTTACTCCGCCCCATGAAATTTTGTTTATGAACCAATTACAAACTCAACCATGGCATGAGAAAGGGCAACCGCACCATCCAGACGACCAGACACAATAAATTGGGTCTGATGTTCTTTCATAAGGATGTAAGGATTGACTTTCATGGTCATCCCACGTCTGATACCTAAAGCATAGCCCTTGTTAAGATTACCAAAGACAAACGCTTGCTGACCAGAAGTCGGAGCAGCAGTCATCTTCGGAACCTGAACAGCAGGATAGCCGTAGATCTGACCAGGATTACCAGCAGTTGGCATTTGATAGATAAGGCGGTTAGAAGCATCAATCATAACACGAACATAATGTGCAACTGCCTTATTGAAATAGAACTTCGCACCAAGGGCACGAACTTCTTCCAACTGTGCGATAGCATTACTGAAATGTGTAAAGGTAAGTGCAGAAATAGAAGCAGCACCAGAAATGGTAGCACCGCATCCGCCGTGAAGATCGCTGGTGAATGTGGTTCCATTGAATACCTGATTGTCAATTTCTTGACCATAGGCTTCAGCAAAGATTTCAGTCAACCAACCCGTAACGTCGATGTAGGTGTCTTCAATCAATTCGTTAGATGCTACTGAATACGCACCAAGACGCTTGGTTGAAAGCACAACCTCCGCCAAAGTTGGTTCACTTTGATTGTTCGGATCTGCTTCAGCAGATGCCCAGTCAACGGCTACTGCACCATTCTCCGCAGGAATGCGAAGAACATCAGTTCCCATTGTCCAGATACGACAATCCTGAAGTGCGATTGATTGCAGACGCGCAAGTGCCTGTAAATCCTTCGCATACTCATCAGGAACAACATAACCACCACCACCAGGAGATGCTTCAGTCATAGCGGTTTTATTGATTACATCGATAATGAATTTAGCATGACGTTCTTTTCTTTCCGCAGGAATGTCAAACGATGCCATTTGATTGCGGATGTCATAGCCCTTATAGATGAATTCTTTTACTTCTCCACCAGGAACCAGCAAACTAACTGATCTACCAGCGGATTTCTTCATTGATTCTACTTCAGCAGCCAATGCCTTATTGCTTTCTTTAATCGCAGCAATCTCCGCTTCGGCTTTTTCTTTGGCTTCTTTTACTTCGCCAATCTGACTTGCAGACATTTGCTCAACGATCTTGCCAGCCAGTTCTTCTTGAAACTTTGTGAATTTCTTTGCGTCCATTTTATGATTTCTCCTCATCATTTTTATATTCGAAAAAGTCCATTATTTCTTGCATGTCTTCTTCTGTATAATCTTCTTCAGTTCGGCTGGCTTCCTTCGCCTGATCGGCAGAAGCGCCCTTTCGGAAGTTTACAAACAGACCTTCAACGTAGGACTTGTTTTCCGTCATTTGATTTTGTAGTTCTACTACTTTTACTTCTAACTCATCGATTCTATTATTCTTTTCTTCATCAGTCAGTTCTAAAGCACCAGTATCTGTGATATATGGTGATTTTATTACTGCTTCAAGATTTGTGGAAATGAATTCTTTGAATTCTAACTCATCTACGATACCTGTATCTACTGCTTTGCTAATCAACGCTGTCTGGTTGGCTGGCACTGGCACAACAGATATTTCTAACAATTCCACGGACTTAAAGATACGTGAATTGTTTTTCTCATCATAAACAACCTGCTTGTAATCTGGTTGGAAGCCAATTGATAAGGCATTTAGATATCCACCAGAAATAAGTTTGAACACTGTATCTGCAAATGAATAAACACTTGCATCAGCAAACTGAATACGAACTTTTAACTCATCACCACTTTTTGTAATCTTCGTCGCTTTACCGATTGGTAGTCCACTGTGGTCATGTGCCCAAAGTATGATTGGGTTCAGTTTGAAGTTTTTCAGATTGATTCCAGCAACTTCGACCACTTCCTGTTGTCTATCACGGACTTCCTTCGAAGCCACGAAGTCAATTTCACGACTTTCGTCATTGACTTTCTTTGTATGAAAACTTGTAGTAAATAGTTTATTCATTTTATTCCTCCAACGGTAAAGGCGGTTCTATTTTGAACTGCTTTTCAAGAAAAACATAGATTTCTTTTATTCTATCAGCGATTTGGTCAACGTTTTCAGAAAGACCAACGCCTTCATCAATTTCATTCATAATCACATTCAAAACTGACTTATTCAGTCCTTTTTCACCATACATCAACTTATTTACATCATTTTTTGTTGCCAAAGGTGAAAATGTCTTTTCGAAACGTGTTTCTTCACGTTCAAATAACTGATTTAGTTGAACTTTCACTTCTTCAACGTCAAAAAGTGGCTTTTTCTTCACAATTCGCTTGATTACGTCGCATCTTTGTATGTGTAAGTAGCACCCCAACTTCTTTATGAACAAATCACTTATTGATTTTTTATCTTTTGGTGGTTTTTCGTCGGGCGCAACAGGTTCAACTGGTTCAACCACTTCTGCTTCTTCAACCAATGGTTTAAGTTTAGAAGAAATGAACCGCATGTCGCCTTCCTCATTATCATCAGGCATTGACAAAGACAGTCGTGTATTTACTTCATTTCGTGTATAACCTAACTCCATCAACGCCATGGCAACATCCATGGTAGCTTTCATGTCTTTCTTCAATTCTTCTACCTGCGAAAAGTCGAAGGCACAAGAATAACCAGGAAAAAAGATGTCAAACAATTCAGCATTCAACTTTTCCTGTATTCTAACGCAATCAGGTTTCAGTGTTGTCTGCCACAATGAACGCAATGCTACGTCTGCGGTAGACCTATCAATCTTATCAGTTATACCTACTATACTTTTGTGGACACCTAACACGACCAAAGCACGATCACGAATAGCATCACGACCGCCAATGTATTCCATATCTTTCATCGTCTGTCCATATTCCTCATACTGCATACCAGGGGACAGAATACCGACTTTGTAAGCATTCTTACTGCCTTGATGTTCTTTCTTGAACTCACCTAACACCCTACGCATCTCCTCCAACGTGGTGGACATGTCTTTATCAAGTGTTATCATACCATTGACTTTCGTGCCATTGCGGAAGAAGTTCTTATTGTAGATCATCGCTTCCTTATCGGCTTGTAGGTCAATTAGTATTGTATCTAATAAAGGTAGCCCACGGACACCACCATACGGGTTGAATGTCTTGAAATGGATGACTTGTGTAGTGTTCATTGGAACGTTATCGTTGTAAATCCAACCACTTATCGGTGATGTAGGCGATTCTTGAACGTGTTTCATAAAAGAAGGGTGTAAAGTGTAGATTTCACGTATGTATCCGTAATCATTAGTATTTAGGAACCAAAATGCTTCACCATACAAATAATAATAAATCATTGTCTGTTCTTTTAGTTCGTATGAAGAAGTATAACTATTTGGTTTGCGAAGAACTTCGTAAAAGTCGAATTGCGGTGGGACACGTGAATCGTTTTGATAAATCAGGATTGGAACTTGTGCGATGTTTGACGACATCAGCCCTAAACATCTACGAACGGTGGAATTATCGTATGGACTTCGTAATTTGCCATCGTTCTCACTTTCCATTGCTTCGTAGTTGCCGTTTCTGATGGCTGTAAGTTGGTCATCCCACCTTTTAACTACTGGATCGGCAGTCAGATTTGACCAGATGTTGCCTATTTTATTTACAATGCCCATAGTTTGTTGTCTCCATCAAGATGATAATCCCCCCTACATTTCTGCGAAACATACCATCAGATTTTTTTTCTTTCGCAACGTCATATACGCTGCATAGCGCATGGCATCCATGGCATCGTCATGTAGTTTGACAGGTTCATCAAACACCTGACCTTCACGATTTTCTTTCCACTTATACTGCTGTATTTCTTTTACTATATTAGTGCTG